TCAGATTTTTCTATACCAGGAATCCAGAGCGGTCGCTGCTGGCCGTCTTTCAGCTTCTTCAGTTCGCGCAGAGTTGTATCGTGGAACATGTATCGGCATGTTCCTTCTTCGCGATACGCCGGGTCCACGCTATGGGCAAGATCTACCAGGTCATCATGTGTTACGGAGTCTGTTTGGCCAGAAGTCCCGATTTTGCCCGCTGCCGACGCACCAACCACACCCTGAGGCTGGCCAGTTCCCGAACCGATCGTGAAATGTTTATTGGTAATTCTGCCGAGGCGTTGCCGCAGGCGGCCCTGAATATGCGATTCCAGATCGATTGCACTGTCTTGCAGTAGCTCAAACGGCACTGCAATGGTTTTTGAACTGTATTTGTAGGTATCCAGAGCACTAGTGCCGAAGCTTGCGTCTTCGTTGCTCACGCTTGCGTTCTCGCCAACGATTTCACCTTCTTCCGAGGTAGCATCTGTCGTAGGCATATCCAACGACGCACCGCTTTCGGTCTGAATTACGTTGGAGACGCTGCGCATGCCCCCATATGATTTCAGGGATTCGAGCAGAGTTGAAGAAAACTCATTCGGAACCAGGAACCCACCTTGCGAGCCTGTGCCAGTCGACATAGTGTTTCGAATTTCACGTGCTCGCTGAGCAACGTATTGTTGTTGGTCAGAGGTGAGCGCCTGAATGCCGCCACGCATCCAGCTGTTAAAGATCTCGTTTTCCTTCGCTATATTAGCCTGGGCTTCATCAACCGATGTACCGAAGCTATCCGCTCGATCCAGAGTGCGCTGATGATTTGTAGCTTCTAGATCGAGGACCTTTTGATGACGTTCAATTTCGCCGTCAAGTCGATCAATCTCAGCCATAATCGAGTCATATTTGGACTGATTATCTGCTGACCATGTCTGTCCTTCCGTTGAATCCAGCAACTGCCGCGCTTCAATAGCTGCGTTTTTTCGCTGTTCCCGCAGAGCTTGAATACTCATAAAAACATTTCCTCACATTAAGGCATAAAAAAAGCCGCTTAAAGCGGCCAAGTATCGCGACACGGGAACCCGTATTACGCAATTCGTTCATACATCGCCAATCGGCGCTCTAGATGCTTTCTGTTGTCGGGCAATTTGTCGGTAAGTGCCTTTGGAGCATTTCCATAGGCACCGACATCAAAGCGATTGTTTGCTGCGTTGCCTTCTACAATCTCATCAACAAAACCGTGCTGTTTGGCCTCTTCAGCATCGAACCATGTTTCAGCGGCCATCCACTCCATGATCTGGCTTTCATCGATACCAGTTCGTTTCTTGTAATCGCTGCAGATAGCGTTATCTATCTTGTCGAGCAAACTGGCGCTCTCACGCATGTCATCAGCATTGCCTAGCTGGATGGTCCACCCTTTATGAATCATGAAAAAGCCGCCATCGGTCATGCGGATCTCATTAGCGCCCATCGCAACGTAAGTTGCTGCGCTCGCGCATAATCCATCGATATGAGCAATTACATGCGCTGGATGTTGTGAAAGCGCGGTTTGCATGGCCCGTCCATCGAATACATCACCGCCAGGAGAGTTAATACGCAGGTGAATGGTTTGGCATTGAACGCTTGCCAAATCCTTTGCGAACTGGGACGCGTCCACGCCATACCAGCTATCAATTGCGTCATAAAGATAGACGACAGCCTCATCCCCTTCGGCCTTAATTTCGTACCTTTTTGGGGCGTTGCTATTTGCCTGAATTAGATTCAGAAGTTTGTTCTGCTTCACTCTGCTCTCCTGTCAAAGGCTTGTATAAAGTGTTGCCGCCTTCGATGGCTGGCAGGTTTTCAAGCTTGCGTACTTCATTGATGGTCATCCAGCCAGGTTGCTGATTGCCCCCAAGAGCAATTTGATATGACTCATTTCGCCCCTTTATATCGCCGCGCAGCAATCCAGATACATTGAACTCGGCAAAGCTATTACCTCTTGGAAATAGCTTTCTATTGAGCTCTTGTTCGATACGGCGGAGATGAGGGCGTAACGTGTATTGAACAAAACCGATAGATTGCTGCTCGATTCCAGTTCCCCACGAGCTGCTTTTTTCCGTATCACCGATCATGTGCGGCGGAACGCCAAAGATTCGAGCTATATCGCCGATCTGAAACTTTCGAGTTTCAATTAATTGGGAGTCCTGAGCAGTGATGGTGAGCTGATGAAATTCACCGCCCTCGGTGAGAATTGCTGGCATGTGGCTATTTTCTAGCCCCTGATGTTTTCTCAGCCAATAGTCTCGAAGTAAGTCTGCTTGGTCAGTACTTAGTTTTTTATCGTATTTGATATATCCGGATGGGGTCGCATCGTTTGCGAAGTATCGTGCAGAGTATTCATCTGCGGCTAAGGCTGCTCCCACAGCGTTTTGTGCAGCATGGGTAATTGCACTTAGTCCGTTTTTGCCGTCCCAGCCAACTCCAGGAATATGGAGAACGTCATCTTGATCGTAAGCGGCATATGAACCGTCATCAAAGCCGACAACATAGATTAATCTGTTGTCGATTTTTTTAACTTCTACCCTGCGCTTGTTTAACGGTGTCAGGCTTAGAGCATCCCCTAAATGGTTTCTGCCAATCAGACTAAAGCTATCACCAGTCAGTAATATCGCAGAAACAACACTCTCCCAATACACTAATGCCGAAAGCATAGGGTTAGGTTGATCATGAAGAATCGGGTAAAGCGGATTACTAGAATCGATTTCTCGTCCATTCGTGGTCCGCTTATACACCTGCATTGGCATCGAGGCGATTGCGCCAGCGATCAAACGAACGCATGCATAAACGGCGGAAGCTCTCATTGCAGTGTGTTCGTTTACTACAACGCCTGATGCCGAAGGATTTACCCCAAGTAAGTCGCTTAGGCGTTCTATGTTTCCCAGAGAAACCGTCTCGTTCTTTACGTCATGCAATTCTGTCTGGGTATCCAGCAACTGCTTCTCAAGTTGTTTCAGTCGTTTCTCATTGTTCCCAAAACCAAACATCACAACTCCATAAAACCAGTTTCGACATGCGAGCTTTCTTCAACCAACATGGTTCGCCCAATAGCCATTATTAGGGCCACAGCGCCATCAATTTTGTTGTCATTGCCTTCTTTAATCGGGCGAACAACATCGTCATTTCCGGGCAATAACTTTCCAACCACATTTGTAATGCACCAGGTCATGAGCGGGTTACCGTCGTGATGGAATCGGCCCGACTTTATAGCGGCCTCAAGCTCCTTCATCGGATCGCTCATATTGGTGAAGTTCTGAGTGATGGTTACCGGCTGCAACCCTTCATCGGCCAGATGGTGTGAAAGGTTTGTCGCACCAGACGGATCAATGGCAGTGCAGGAAACCGGGGCTATCTCTAGCGTATCTGTGGCTTCAGCCAGTATTTCCCGGTAATCAATTTCTGCGCCATTAGTTGGTATTAAATGTCCGGTATTGACCCACTTCTGATACCTTTCAGCCTGCTTTTGATTGTCGCTATCAAATACAGTGTCTTCAGGCACCCAAAACGCCGGGGCCACGCAGTAGTAATGGCGCTTCCCGTCAACTACACGGGAGAACAACCGAGTCATGCTGTTAAGGTCTAGCTTTCGAGCCAAATCCATTCCCAGCGTACATTCTTCACCCTGAAACTGATCCAGTGATAGATCAATGTCCTCGCACCGTTTCCAGTCTTCCATGTTGAAGAATGCGGTTTTGCTGGCTACCCAAAGGTTTAGGTGCTTAGTCTTAAAGGTGTTTACTAATCGTGGGTTCTTAATGGCCCTCTGCTGCTGACTAATCAAATAGTCTTCAAACACAGAGACGCCCATATTCGGGTTCGCCTTCTTCAGTACAGCAGGATCTGTCCAGTCATCATCTTCATCGATGGTATAAATGATGCCGAATAGCTCGTCGTCTGGTGTGATGCCTTCGAGCATTTCGATAACCCGGCGACGGTGATCGTAGCAAGGCCCTTCAATGTTAAAGCCTGCTGTTGTGATCGCCCATATTAGCGGCTGCTCTCGTGCCCCCATGCCGGTGAGCATGGTGTCATAAAGCGCGTTGTCCTTATGTTCGTGATATTCGTCTACGATTGCCGTTGAGGGAGACGAACCATCACCAGGATCGCCGATGACAGGCTCAAACCGAGCGTCATCAGCTGGTCGATTTAAGTTCTTGGCGTTTACTTCTATGCCGAAATGCGAAAGCAGGTCTGGTGTGCGCAAACACATAAGCCTAGCCGGTCGGAATACCTCCCAAGCCTGCTTCTCTGTGGTTGCACCCGAGTAAACTTCGGCGCCGGCTTCTTGATCTGCGGCGAAGGCATAAACGCCAACGCCAGCACCTATCGCAGACTTGCCATTCTTCCTCGGTATCTCGGAGTAGGCTTCGCGAAAGCGGCGCAGGCCATCTTTCTTTCGTTTCCAACCATACACGCTGGCAAACTGAAACACCTGCCAAGGCTCAAGCGTTATTTTTAAACGCTGGCGTGCCCATTTGCCCTTTGTATGGGGAAGCTTCTGAACAAATTTGCAGGCCCTTTCGCCCGAATCTTTATCAAAACGAAATGGATAGTTTTTCTTTTTCGACGCTTCTAGATCGTTGAGGTGACGCTGGCAAGCTAGTTGAACGTAGCGACAAACAACAATTCGGCCAGCTACAACGTCACGCGCATACTTATTTGCCGCATTGACGTTTGGATAGCTCGCCATACATCAGAATTCTCCGAACTCGTTTCCCTCGCCCGCCTTATTTGGCCCCATAATTCGGCCCCTTGATGACGGGTCAAGTCCAAGCAAAGCCCCAAACGTCGACATCTGGCGAGCAGCTTCGTTCTTTGCTGTTAGTGCTGGATTCTTAACCGGACCGCCTGTAGCTCCTTCAACGACGAGGCCGTTCTCAGCTACTTCAAGATCAGCCTCTCGGAATGTCCCGTATGCTGAACAAAACACTTCCAGATTGTGGAGATCTGTTGCAGCAAGAATTCGCTTAGCACATAGATCAGGACAGACGCGCTCCCACATTTCGCGGGCAAGGCCTGTGATCCACTCTGGCGGTGAGACATTCGTTACTTTCTCAAACTCAACGGCATCGTGATTGGCGTGCTTGCTACCAGACAGTAACTTCTGTTCATTGGGCTTTGGCTTGCGCCCTTGTCCTGGTGCCCGCGCCATTCACTGCTCCGGATTTAAATTTTAATTTTGTCCGCGTAAAAATCTGCCTAAGGGAGCGGTGTCCGCGTTCAAAGGCTGTAGAGATTTGACCCGCCCCTCCCCTATGAGGAATGGCTCTGCCGGGCTCTCTGTGACTCCTGATGAGTCTTTGAGTCATGGCATGACTTGCACAGCATCTGAAGATTGCTCAGCGCATCAGTGCCGCCCTCACTCTTAGGAACGATGTGGTCACAAAAACCACCAGTCTTGATTTTGCCTTCCTTCAGGCACTGCTGACACAAGCCTTTATCTCTCTGCTTAACCTGCTCGCGTAACTGGCGCCAGCGCCTGCCACCACGGCCTTTACCGGCAGAGCCGCGGCTGAACGGTTTGGCTTTATCTGCATGCGCTATGCAGTAACCATGTCGCTCAGTAGTTGTATGTCGGCATCCAGCAACCCGGCACGCCTTAGGAATCCTTGCGGGCATAGCTGCCAATTACCTTTAAATCTGATTAATACCCGAGCACCGCGAGGTTCAGCGCCCCCCCGTGGTTGTCGCTATTCTGAGGGGCCCCGTTCGTTTACGGCCTTAATAGCTGCCTTATCGGCATTACAAGACCGAATCGCGGCCACGCACTCAGGGATATACTCAACAGCATCGCCAAAGGTTTCACCGCTGTACGCGGGCACCAATGTCGCCTGCGTTAGGGTCGCCGGTACTTCGATATAAATGTATTCAGTTTTAATGGGTGATCTGCTGCAGCCGCTCATTAACGGCAGCAGGAAGCTGAACAACAGAACAGGAATGATCGTTGAGGGAGGTATTGATCTCATTACGTAGCCGCTCAGCATTTAGTTTCAGTTGGTCGCGCTCTTCTCTGGCAGAGGCAACTGCCAGTTCTGTGCTAGCCTGCCAAGCAGCCTGTTCACGCATTGATTCGGTCATATGCTCGATCGCGGCATCACGCTGATCGATCTGCTTAGCTAGTGAGCCGTTAGCTCTGACTGTAAAAAACAACGCAACGCAGAGCGCAGCGAAAGCCAATCCAATCAGCAACTTAGCTTTCATTCTTTCCACCGATTCGACGCTTCAAAGCATCTTCAAACAAAACGATTGCTCGCCCACCCATATGACCGGATATGCCTACAGTCACAGCGGTATACAGTAGATCGATCCCAGCCGCTTCACAGAACCAAAACGTTATCAGTCCCGTAAATCCACTAACGACCAGCTCACCCAGCACTTCCATAATGCTGAATTTTTGAGCCTGTTTAGCCTTAACTCTGCGGATATAGTTAGCGAAGCCACCAAGGGCAGCTATACCCATAACCCACCCATAGGTAATCAGGCTGTAAGTGGTTGGATCTTTATCTGGTGTCATGGATACTCCGGTCGGTAACCGGTTATTTCTACTTCGAAGGGCTCTGTTCCGCAGGCTGCCTTAAGGACTTCCATGGCTGCCCGACTATTCATAACACCCAGCCCGTTCTTTGCTGGCGTCAACTTTAAGCCTGGCGCAATACAGCCTTGCAGTTGATGCGGCCAGTTTGCGGAGTGAAACAGAATCGCAGATCGCTCTGGCACTTCAGTTATTTCGTAAACATCTTTGTATTTGCTACCGCTGAATGGCTGGCATCGGTAAACGCCTTCAGGAATACAGCTCTTGTTTTGGGCATTGCCTGCCCACTGTTTCTCTACGGTAGCCAGAGTCGTGCCGTTCGGCAGGTACAAATAGCCGAGCGTACCCTCTGGATGATACGCAAAGCGTTCCAGTCTTAAGCGGAGCATGGTGAATACCAGATAAATAGGAAATTAAGAGAGTTGCCCGGTCGCCCCGGGCTGACCTACTCAGCAGAACCAGCATTCTGCCTTTCGCATCGTCTTTGTAGTGGCCGCGCTGTTTCCTCGCTCAGTCCCGCCGCACTGGTGTTAGGGCTGAAGTCATTGGATATACGATGTTGCTTGTGTCGTACACTGCTGTTTGGCCTAGCTGGTGAGGTGGGCACAACGACAAGCTTTGAGTTAGCCTATTGGCTTAGCGTCCGTTCATAGCAATTCCTCCTGCTAGAAACGAAAAAGCCCCGCGAGTGCGAGGCCTTGAAATCGGGATGTTTAACCGAGCTATCCCATCGTGAACTTCACCTTACCAATTCTGTATTGCTGAAACAAGACATTTTTGTATAAACATACAGCCTGTTCTTTTATACAGGCTTATTCTGCTCGAATCCTGCCTTTACCCACCTACCAACAATCACGCCTAGAAAAGATACTGCCCATAGAATCATTGGCAGTGACATCAGCAACTGAAATCTATCACTGAATAGGGTCTTGTGAAGATCTCTCTTTTTTTCCAGGCGGGCTATCAACTCACAACGGGTGCTACCAGGCCTCTCGCTTTGGCAGCGCTCAAGCTTTGATGCTTCGCGGGCGTTGGCTGCGTCATTTGAAATCTGGCGGTAAGCAATAATATGAAGGTTATTTAACTCTGAGTAGGAGCTGAAAATATATTCTGGATGTTTATTGTATTCATATGCGCCTATCCCAATCACCGCACTGTAAAACAATACGGTAAAAACTATCCCGATTCGCGTCCATCCACCCATGAGTTAAATTTCCCTTTTCCACATAATATCAACTAGTTGGGTGGATAATACCACCAAACCCAAGCCTACGCCGCCTCCAGGCTTGCGATTTCCAACACCTGACAAACGAATTCTGTTCCTTTCTTGATGTTGTTATATAGTGCGTCTCTGCTCATCTCCGCCTCTTCGGCTATACGTTCTTTTGTGTGGTGATCTTTTCCTGTAACCGGATCAGGGCGACGGCTTAGTAACGCCCAGGCTACCAGCGCATTGTGCTGATTCTCACTACGTGCCTTAACCATTTCCATGATCTTCACTGCCTGCTGCATACGCGGTGATTCAGGCTTATCGTTAAAGACGTATCGGATCTGGTAAATCATCGCGTCATTGCTGCCACCGCCGCCTTGAGATGATGGCATATCACCCTTCCAGTCCATGACGCGCCCTTCCATAGACTCACCACGCCAGCCCGCATCCTGATTCAGGTCCTTGGCGATAAGCACAGAGATATACCGGTCAATGACATTTTCAACGCGCTGATCGATCATGCAGATACTCTCCGTTTAGATACATACAGTGCCAGCAAGGCTGCATCACGCTTATCTTCGTTGCTTTGGCCTTCCCAGCCCGTAATCTGATTGAAGAACTTAGCGTCCTTTTTAGCCTTCTTTGCATAGCCTACTAAGGGGCGCTGGAGCACAAACTCAACGCCAGCGGCTGCCAGTGCCTCTTTTAGAAAGCGGCAAGCTCCTTTTACTTGGCCGACGTTCTGAGCAACCTTAAGCTTCGCCTGCTGGGTCTTAACGCCACGTTTGTTGAACACCGGCTTGAGGGTTTCGACATCTTCAAGAACGAACAGCGCATCCTGGTTTGCCTTGATGAAATCCACCAGCTCAAACAACGGCAAAGCTTTGAGATCAATTAGCTCGCCATTCTCGACAATACCAACACCTGACTTAACCAAATCAGGATCGATTCCAATAACTCTCTGCATAGCGCCTCCGTACACCGACCGGTTTTGAAGATTAGAACCGGTCGATTAATCCCATAGCGGTTAAACCTTCGCCTTTTTGCGCTTACCGGCGCCCTTCCAGCTCTCGCCTTTATCATTAAGCGCGTAACCACCAGCCCAAGCAGAAACTGCACATCCACCAGCCTGCGCCACCATCGGAGAAGCAAGGGCCCCGGCAACAGCCAGAGCGAGCATTGATTTCTTCATCAAGCAGCACCGCCTATTGTCATACGGCGAAGCTCTTCAACATCTCGCTTGGTTTGATCGAGCAATTCGCGCTCGGTACCAAAGTTATCTTCAAAACGGCGAGTACCAGCGTGAACCGCCACGCCATTTCCGCCTGATCTGTGATGTGTCACGCAAAGCGGGATTGTTTCCAGATGGCTAGCGCGCTGAGACATTCCCTGCCCAGCGCGAATGTGGTGAATCTCTGCTGGCGTTGCGCCACGACCTGTATTCCGGCATACAACACAACCCAACTGGCTTACAGCATCCAGCCAGCGCTTTTCCTCTATCGTCTTATGCTGCTTTTTCGCCACGCTTCCTTTTCTCCCATTCCGCTGTAAGTCTGTTCTGCATATCTGTCTGCTGGTGGACCGGCATTTTCTTTAAGATCCGGCGCCGGTATTCCAATGGCTGTCTGAGTAGATGCCGGGCGTAGCAGTCCTTAAGGAAATCAGCACTGCAGTTGCCCGGGTCATAGTTGCTCATATAGCCAGCTTTAGCTGCGATTGCTCTTCTGCCACTCGATCGCAAGCAGTGTCGAAATGCTCTTTAACGTACTCGACGCCAATGAATTTGTGTCCCATCCGAACCGCTGCAACTCCCGTGGTACCGCTACCCATGTAAGGATCGATTATCGTAGAGGTCGGCTTCAGCTTTGCTTGTTCGATACACCACATCATCAGAGCGGCTGGTTTTTGTGTCGGGTGCGATCGAGACTGAAGAGAAGTGTTCTCCTCACCCCTGCGACACATTCCGCGCCATAACTGGCTATGCAATCGGGCTGGCCCCGGCAGGTTGCTCCAAGCTATCTCGCAGTCAGCTTGGCTATCACTGGTACCGCCTTCGCGCTTATCCCACACCAACCAAGCGCGGGAGTCCGGCAAACGTTGAGCGAAATGAATGCCGCCCCATAAGATGACCTTTTCATAATCCAGCCATGGAGCCGGATCGAACGGTTGATCATCCCCATACACGAAGTAGTTATCTGAAGCGTTAACAATGCGGGATCGAAAACCTCCGGCCATCTTTTCAATGTTGATGCCATATGGTGGATCGCTGATAACCGCATCACCTTTCAAGCGATCGAGTACATCAAGGCAATCAGCATGAATCAGAGTCGCATTCCCAATCTGTTTAATTGCGATCGCGCTCATACAGCCACCCCAACAGATACAAGATGATCCTTAAGCAGCTCCTGAGCAGCGTGCGCCTTACCCTGGATAAGCAAGTCATAGGCTTTGCTGCTTACCTCGCGCTCATTGGTTAAGGCGCGTTGATCTGCTTTACGACCACGAACCATTGCCTGATAGTCGCTTTGCTGTTGTTGCGTCATGCTCATGCCACCACCTCGCAGGCACATGGCTTAACGGTTACTTCCCAGCACAGATCGAACTTAGGCTGAATTGAGCACCCTTCTGAAATCCAAAGGCCCAATAGCTTTCCGGCTTCTTTGCGATCTGTATTCTCGTAGTCCATAGCGCCAACAACTCGCCCGCACTGGCAGGTGGCGATAAAGCCCTTAGGTTTCTGTTTCATACCGCCACCTCCTTCGCCTGTGCCTCCATAGTCGCCAGAAAGGCCTTTACCGGTGCTGGTGACCACTGAATGCGCAGCAGGCCCAGAGACAGATTTCGATTCAAACTGTTGTCGCTTGGGTGCCAGGTGTTACGCAGGTTGTAATTAACTACGTCCGCCTCTTCATCAGTCAGGTTGTATTTAGCCTTGGCCGCCTGAGTGGCTTCGGTGTAATGGCTGAATGCCTTGCGGTTAGTCTTCGTCCAATGAATCGCTTTCTTTGCTTTAGTCG